TGAACTGACAGCACCTAGTGCTGAAATATTATTAGTAGGTGAAATTTGTCCTGCAACTAAATTTATGTTTGCTGAATTTCCATCTACATTAGTTACATTCGTTCTAATATTATAGACACCTGTAATTTCTGTATCTAATCCTGCAAGTGTAGAAATATTATTAGTTGGTGAAATCTGTCCTGCTACAGTTGAAACGTCTGCATTATTATTTGCTACAGCAGTTATGTCAGCATTAATTCCTGCAAGTGTAGAAATATTATTTGTTGGAGATATTTGACCTGCAACTGTTGAAACATCTGCATTGTTAGCATTAACTCCTGTAACTGCTGAACTAATTCCTGCTACTGTGCTTACTGCACCACTAATTCCTGCTACTGTAGTTAAGTTAGCTTTGTCTCCAGTGCTTAACCAAGTATTTTCTAAATAGTATTTTGTAACTGCATCCTGGTTATCTACTGGATTAGCTACATTTATAATTCTTTTATTAGTAGCATCAAATCTATCTGAACTATCTAAACCTAATTTAGATTGAACATTATCTTTAGTTTCTTGAGCTATGTAAAAATTCTGGTCTGCTGATTGGTCTAAATCTGCTGAAGTTAATACTGAACCATCCTGGAAGTCTACTAATCTTGAAGCATCAGGTGTTTCCCTTTGTATTAAAACTACTGCACCATTAGCAGGTGTAGAAGATAATTGTACTGTTGAAGATGTAGGAAATGTAATTCCTGTATCCTGTACTCCATCAACATAAACTTTTATATGTGATGAAACTATGTAAGAAAACGAAAAGGAAAATGTATTCGTACTACCGTTTGCGATATACGATACTCTAGCTAAAAATGACATTTCTTATATCTAAAGTGTCCTGTTGTTTATTATTTGGTATTATTTATGAAATCGTAGAGGCCTCTATCTAATCCTTTAGGAACTCTATTTGTGGCTCCACTTATTCCTCTGATTATATCTCTGTTCACATAAGCCTCACCCAAACTAATTTCTGGGTTCTGTTTAGACTTAAATTTATCGTTATATTGAATGTCCATAAAAGATAAGTCTCTATGAAACTTAACTTTGTCATAAACCATAATTTGTTTACCACCTAAATTTCTATTATTTTCATCAATAGTAATATTATTAGGAGCATCTTTATAATCTCTGCTTGATACTAATTGCTCTAAATCTTTTCTTAAATCTGATTTAGATAATCTTTCATTATAAACTTCGTAAGCTGATTTTCCAAAGTCTGGGTCTTTTTTATCTGTTACAACATATTGAGTTAAATCAATTCCATTTTTAACTTTATCTAATTTAGGAATTGAAATTTCATCTTCAATTAATGCTTTTAAAACTTTATCTTCTTTTTGACCTTGAACAGCAAAAGGATTGATTGCATTATTTATAAATCTAAATAATCCATTCTCTTGGTATTGAATAGGTTCACCCAGTGCATTGTATTTTTTAGGTAAACTTCTTAATCCAATTTTCTTTTGAAACTCTTGAACTAATCCTTCACTATCTCTTAAGAAACCATCATTAGAAACTTTAGTTAAAATATTAGGCCAATATGAAGCTAGTTTATTATTTACCCACCAAGCACCTCTTCCTTCAATCTGGTCACCGTCAAATGATTTTAAGAAATCAATTAAGCCTCTTAAATAAGTTTTAGAAGCTATGTTTTTAAATACTGATTTATAACCTGCTACGACAAAGTTTTGTGCTTTATCTACCATACCAAGTTGTTCATCTGCACCACCTTCCATTTGTTTAACAATGTGTGCTAATAAATTATTTTCAACTTGTTCTCTTTCTTTATCATTCAAGTCAGAATAAATTTGAGTAAAGTCTGCAACTGTACCAATTAACATTCCTACTGGGTCTAATCTTCCATATTGTATCCAGGTATCTGTAAATGGAACTTTAAATGAATATGGTTGAAAACCTTTTGCTTGTTGTAATTCTCTAATGTTTGGGTCTGGATGATAACCACCAGTAATATTATCTGTCATTGTATACAACGCAGTTAATCCTAATATTGTTGTACCAACAGCAACTCTTCCTCTAGTCTCTGCAATTCTTACTGCATCTTTACTAGCGCCTGTAAAGTTTTCCCAGTTTTTACCAAAGATACCTAATGGACTTCTTTCAATAGCTTGTATTGCCAAGTTAGAAGGTGTTTTAACAAAAGGTAATATTTGTTTTAATATTGGAGCTTCATTAACTACATTCTGAACTGCACCTAATACTCCATCTAAATCTTTTGTGAATGTAACTTCTTGAGCAAATCTTGAAGCCTCTTTATCTATTGCAATTAATCCTGTTTCATCAAATCCTTGTCTAACTCTATTAGCAACCATTTGCTCAAATTCAGTAATCTCTTTACCGTTAGGTAGCTTGCCTACAACTTTAGTTCTGGATGCTCCAGAGTCGATTGCTTCTTTAACTGCAATTTGTTGTAATTTACTTCTATAAGTTATTTGTTTAAAAAATTCGTCTACTGCTGTTAATCCTCTTAATGGAGTTCTAATAGCTTTTGCTAATTTACTATTACCTAATGCTTTAGTGTTAGTGTCAAATTTAGTGCTACCACCAAATAAAATACTATCTTCTTCATTAAATGATTTTTTCATAAAAGTTAAAGCATCACTTAAATAATGTTGATAGCCAGCTAATACACTTGCTCCTTGTTCCATTTGAGCTTTTACCTGTTTAGCTGTTTGTGGGTCTAATCCCCAAGTAAGTTTTGAACCAACCATTAAATCAATTGGTTTCATAATCATATTAACACCAGTTGATACAGCGTTTACTATTTGTGTTTTAGGTAATGATAGTGCACTTACCATCCATAATTCGTTAGCTACATTCCATACTTTGTTTCTAAAAATAAAATCTGCAATTCTTTGAACTGAATTTTTATCTTTAGTCATAGCTACTGCATTTTTGAAATCTTGAAAGTTACCATTCCAAGTATCCATATTTTTAACTAATTTAAGAATAGCTTCTGAACCTAAATCGTAATCAGTAACAGAGTCTTTTAAAACACTTCTTAATCTTAAACCTCTACCTAAATTTGAAGTTACTTTTTCATCAAATCTCATTAGCCTCATTAATAAAGCTGTAGTTAATTTCATATCCTGGTCAGTGTAGACATTGTCAACATTCTTAACCATTTTGTATAAAGCGTCTGCTAGGTTTTGTTGTATTTGTTGTGAGGCATACATAAACTTAAGACCAGACTCTAACTTGTCACCAAGTTGTCCTAACATTTTAGTAGTTTGAATAATGTCACCACCGTGCTTTCTTGCTTGGTTTTCAATTATCTTGTCACCAATAACATCAAACTTTCTTTCTGCTCTTACTACTTTTTGTAATGCTTCAAGTACGATAGTACCAAAGTTACTATCAGCATAAGCTCGTGGAGATAATTTAAAATCTAAACTTTCACCTAGATTTTTTCTCCAATCTAAAGTTTTCTTCTTACCACCGCTTGCAACATTTTCTCTTGCACTATTAATGAAATCATCAAATGTATTTAATATTTGTTCATTCAAATCATCGGCTGTAGCTTTTGTTTTTAAAGTTTCTACAGTGTCAGCAATCTTTTGAGTATCTGCTTCGGCTTTAATTTTCTTAACTAATTTTTCTGAAGATTGTTTACCTGATGGAGTTAACTCTGTGCTTTCTCCTAATAATCTATCTTCTACTTCTTTTAATTTAGCAAAATCTACTTGTTCTCCAGTTAAAGACTTTCTGTTAAATTTTATAAATTTAGCAGTGTCTACAAATTCTGATTTAAACTTTGAAAAACTCTCTTTAATCTGTGGTGAATATTTTTGAATACCTCTGCCAGCACCTTCAAATATTCCTCCAATAAACAAACCTTCTAAAGCATTTTTTAATCTAGCTTCATACCAAGTTTCATCTTTTCCTTCGGCTGATAAATAATCAAATAAAGGATTTTGTAATGAAGGAAAGGTGTTGTTGACCATATCAACAAATCTTCCAGTATTTTCATCAAACGCTATAACATCGGCTCCAGCTCCTTTAGCTAGTGAGCCTGCTATTTTACCTGTTGTGGTAGTTGCTTTAACTAAAGTTAATGGCTTTGTTGCATACCAACCAGCCATAAATTGAGAAACACCTCTAGTGAATGCACCTAGTTTAGTATCTGCATCATCTACAGTTGGTAATTCATAAGCATCATTATTATCATCAATCTTACCAAAACCTGCGTAACCTAAACCCTCTTTTTTTAATTCTTCTTTATTTTTTATTCCTATAATTCCATTGTTTGCATTATCTCCAAACACAATGGCATTACCCATAAATCCATCTGAACTTTCCTGGATGTCTTCAACTAATTTAATTCCTGATTGAGTTGCGTCTCTTATTCCACCTATAACTTGTAATGGAATATCTGTAACCCAACCTCTTTTATCCTCTTCTTTTTTAACTTCCTCTTGTTTAATGTTTTCTTCAGTTTGAGTATCAGTGCCTTGATTGATTGCCTTCTGTTTTTTTATTCCTTGTTAATTTGTTCTGGAGTAAAATTATCAGGAAAGACATAATCTTTACCATCACGAGTTATTGTTTGTGCCATTAATTACCTGCTCCTTGATTTGGTTTTAAAGGTATTCCATATCTGGAAGTTATTTTTTCTAATGTACTAGGTGAGCTAGAGAAAATTGTACTATTTTGTAAAGCTTCTCCTAGTATTAGTTTAATTTCACCATCTAACTTTTTTTGTTTTTCATAAGGTGAAATGTTTTGGTCTTTTATAGTATTCCAATATTGTAAAACTTTTTCTTCAAAATCATTTCTTAATAATGGTAATTCTGTTTTAAGACTTGGTATTTGAGTTAAAGAAGTATCTGAAAATAATTTATATAAATTCTTAAATGGTCTACTACTTTTAAAGTATACGTTATTTTCTAATTCATCATATTTACCTGCTGAATTTTCAAATGATTGATAATCGGTTACAGTTAATTTTCCTTCTGTCATTAATTGAATACCTCTATCTTTAATTAAGTAAGGATTTGTCTTTTGTAATTCAGCTAATTCTAAAATAGCGTCTGGATTTGATGTAGTTAATTTTAATGCTGTTTGATTAGCATTATGAAATTTAATTATATAATCTTGTTGTCTAGTTGAATATTTATTACTTCCATCATCTTTTCTGTCATTAATGACATCATAAATACTAAAATCTCTATTATTAGATTTGTAAGTAAAATAATCTGTTTGTAGATTTTGAGCTTCTAAATCTTGTTTAACTTTATTGTAATTAGTTTGTTTATCGTAAAACTGTATTTCTTTAGCTAGTAATTCATTCTGCATTTTCTTTTGAATGAAGCCTGCTCTTTTAGAACCTGCAAAATCACCACCTGATAAATTTAATGTACTTAAACTATCAACTATCTTTTTAGCGTATTCAAATCCTTCTACTGTATTAACTGCACTTACATAATTTTGAATACCAGAAAGCATTAACTCATTGGCCATTCTTGGATTTTTAGTTACAGAAATATAATCGTCTGTTTCTTGTTTAAAAAATTTATGAACATCTTCAATGGAACCATTTTTCATTTGCAGGTCAATTAATCCACCAGCATAGTTTTTTACTGCTAAATCTTTTGTTGTCTCTTCTATTTGAGCAATTCTATATGCATTATGTTTCTTTTCAGTTTCGTCTCTAAATTTAGAAGTGTTACTAAAGAAAGCTTTATTCAAAGCTAATGGGTCATACTTATCTAAATTATTTTCTTTATAAAAAGTTTCTAATTGAGTTTTATAAGTTTCTTTAAAAGCATCTGGGCTTAATCTTTCTTTTATTTGATTGTTGGCGTAATACTCATCAAACTTATTTTGAAATGCTCTGGCCTTTGCATTCAAATCTAATTCCATCATCTTATTAAAATAATGAGGATTAGCTCCTGCTGGAATTTCTTTATTCTTAACTAAATCTGCAAATGCAACTTTATTAGTATTAAAATCTTCTACTGCCTGGGCTTCAGTTTTCTGTTTAGCTTTTAACTCCTGGCCAACTGTGTAATTAGTTAATGAAGGTACAATGTTAGATAATGATACAACTAAATCTTTAACCGCAGGATTAGTAGGTTCTGCCTGGGGTTTATAAAAGATGTCAAAATCATTTACTACACCTTCAGGTAAGAAAGCTCCTAAATTAAAATCTGGTTCTTGAATTTTTTTTGCCATATTAACTTAAACCATCCCTGTCATTAATAATGTCTTCGTAACTATATTTAGGTGAGTTTGTTTCCAAAGCTGTTTGTTTATTTTTGTAATCAAGATAAGATTTTGTGTAATCTAATCCTGCAACTAAAGCTGAAGTTCCTCTGTCTACATTTGAAACAAAGGTAGTTTGACTATTGTAAACATCATTTAAGTTTAAATAATTGTTTCTGAATTGATTTGAGTCAAACTGGATATTTCCTAAAACTGTATTTCTAACTCCACCTAAACTGTCTTCAAAGTTTCCAACTAGATAACTATAAGTATTACCTGTAAATCCTCTTTCAGATGCCAGGAAAGTTGCCTTTTTATTTCTAGCTTCTTTTTCTTTTATCTCTAATATTTTTAAATTCTTTTTAGTTTTTTGAATTAATTGAGATTGTATTTGAGTTCTTCTATTTTCTAAATTCTTTCTAGCAATTTCGTTCTGTCTTATTTGAGCCTCTCTCTGTGCTTTTTGTTGAGCAACAGATTGTTGATACTGCAAGCCAGCACTTAAGCCAGCGACTACTAAAGTTGGGTTACACATTATATTTTTACAAATTCATAAAATGGTATTTGTTCAATTCCATATTGTTGATGTTTTTTAATAAATGAAAATCCCATCCATTTTAACCAACGGATATGAAGTTCATTTCTTGCATCCACATAATTGTGAATGACTTGAAAATTATTTTTTAATACTTTGAATGCTTGTTTGCTGTGTCGTAAAAAAGATAAACTTATCTTCTTTAAATCATTAGTTCCTACCATCCAGATAGAACCTATTAAACCGTTAGGCACTACACCTAACATAGCAACTACTTTATTATCTTCATTACAAATTACTAAAGGTACTTGGCTTAACTTTAATCCACTCAATAGATTTAATAATGGAGGTAAACCTGTTACTGCTTTAATTTCTCTATAATCATCAATCCTTAAATTTTTAGATAAATAAAGACAATCCTGTTCAGTAGCTATCCGTAAATAAGGTTTAGTTACTGTTTGCTTGGCTGACATAGTATCCTTCCCATTCAGCATTAACAAAGTTAGATGGTAAATGACTATCGTTAGAAATTTTAATTATTAAATTTTCATTTCTACTTTGTACTGAAAATGTGAAATCTCCATCTTCCAGGTTAACTGTACCTGTTAATCCAGTTCCTAATATAGTTCCTGTAAATGTTGTAACGCTATCATCACGACCTATGGGAGTTACAGTTGCTTGAAAATAACCAGTGTCATTATATGAAACTGTCCAGTTTCTTATTTGTAATCTACCTTCTCTAATTCTAGTTCTTGAACCAGAAGATGAGGCTTGGCCTAAAGCTAAATATTGTTGTGAGAATGTATATTCAAATTCATATTGCTCACCAATAAAATAATCAAAACTTGTAATATCTCCACTAACAACTAATGAAGTTCCACTTTGAGAAACTATAGTTATGTCTCTACCTGCTTTGTTTACACCACCAGACCTTCCAACTAATTTCATTGTGCTGTCTACAGTGTAAGGCAAAGTAATTGTGGTTTGATTAGTACCTGCATTGTAACTTTCAGTTACGTTTGCATTAGAAATTTTTCTATCTAAATGAGTTAAATAAGTTGCGCTTGCATCAACTGAAGCAGGAGCACAATCTATTTTTTCTAAATAAACTCCATCTGACCTATTAATAATTAAAAATAAATCAGTACCAACAAAATCTACGTTTAAAATTGTTGTGTTGCTTGAATTACCAATAGTCCATTTATGCCAAGAACTTTGTAATCTTCTGCTATCAGATACAAACCATTGATAAATATATAATGAATTTAAGAAGCCTGCTTTAGAACTTAAGCAAACTAAAATGTTTTCATTAGAAGCATTAGAGAACTTAAACATATCTGAAGGAATATATTTAGGAACATTAGCTGTTATATCTTCCCCTGTGTTTGTTTCCCCATCACTTTCTACATACATTTCTCTAACGCCAGTAAACTGACCTTTGTCAAAAGCAAAGAATACATTACTTCCTGAACCTACTGGTTTTACATTAGCTGTATTTTCATATTCAGTTGTTACGGTTACTGAAACATTGTTAGGAGTTAATGATGCTCCACCACTTAAAATAAATTGTGTTTGGTCTGAAAATAATAATAATTTTTCATCAAAAGCTACTGCGTGTTTAAGTAAAGAAACTTTTGTATGAGATACGTTAATATCAATAATATCTGTATCTAAACTGTCTGTTACAGTTTCATTAAAAAATTCAAAAAATTCTCCTGACCTAGATAAGACTACGTTTTCATCTGATAAAAACCCAAGTCTATTTCTATGAAAGAACATATCTTTAATATTAGTTCCAACAAAACTTGGTTTAGGTGAGCTATCTTCATCACCTACAACTCTCTCACCCCATTCAGGTACATCATAATTAGTTGCTGAAATTGTATAAGATGAACCATCTGCCTGTGTTAATCTAAAATTTGAATCTGCTGTTCTAATTAAAAGTAATGGCATTGTGTCAGCATCAAGCTTAACTTCAATACCTGGAGCTACTGTTTCTTCCCAAACTTCAGTGCTTGCTACAAATTTTACATAATAATTATCAAAACTATTTGATGCATCACCTTTAACTTCAACGACCATTCCATCTATTCCTTTAGCTGGTAGGTCTGAAAAATTTTGTACTTGGTCTTTAATAACTTGAGAAGCCTGGTCACCATAACCATCTGAAGCTGATACTGTTAAACTTCCTGAAGCTTTAACTATTGAAAAACTTGAGTTTCCAATTTTATTTAATGTTATTCCTCCAGGTGAACCAACTGCACTAAATAATCCATCTCTAATACTTTCAGTAGATGTATTAGAACTTGAAAATGAATAAGTGCTTCCATCTATAGTTATAGAATAATTTGTATTGTTTACTCCTTGTAAAACTGTGTAGATGGCTTGTTCGATTTTAGCTGTACTTGTAGTACCATCCATCGCAACTGTTTTTGTTGTATTTAATATATAAGTATAATCGTTAACAGTTAGCGCTCTAAAATCTCTTCTTGGATTTGTAGATGTTAAATAATTAAGTGCGTTAGTTTGATAAACTATAGTTTTTTGAGTTCCTGTAATTGTGTAAACACTAATTGCTCCATTAGTTATAATCACAACATATCTTTCTGAAGTGTCTCTGTTTATTGTATGAATGAATGCGTTAGTTAAAGAAGATGAGCTTAATTTAGCTATGTGTTCTGTAGGTGCTCTTTTTTTTAATCCTTCTACTACATTTGAAAGACCATTAATTTGTTCTGTAGCCTGGTTCTCTAGTCGTAATATCTCTGGTTGTTGAGACACACCCCCAACTAAATTGGGTATACTTCTAGTTATTAAAGGCATTTTATGACGTTACTTTTAATGCACCATTTCTATTGATTGTTTTAAATTGGTCTAAACTATCAAAGATATTATGGTCTGCTGTAGTTGCTTCAGCTTGTTTTAATACTGCTAAAGCTCTTAATTCATCTTGTTGTGTAAATCTATGTAGAGCATTAGCTCCTAATGTTCTGTCGTGAAAAATCCTAGATGACCTAACAGTTATAAATCTTCTTGCTTGTTCTATAATTTCTTCAAAAGGTAATAAATAAATAATATGAACATCTGTAAAATCTTTATTCCAAATAAAAGTTTCTGTAGCTAAATTAAATAAAAAACTTCCTCTTAATACTGGGTCATAAGAACTTTTGTTTTCTCTTAAGTGATTAAATTCAACGTGAAGTACATTGTTAGCTATTGGAATTTTGTTATCTGTATTTCTTGATAAAGTTGATTTATACGAACTATTAAATTTCCAACCCATTGATTGAACTTCTCTATTAATTTCATCTAAAATATTTATAGCCATAGTAGCGTCTGTAGGTAGACTTCCTGTTAATGAGTTAACTGGAGCTTCTCCTATAGTGCTTAACATTGTGTTAACAGCCTCTAGCTTTGTAGTTCTTGAATTTGATGCCATAATAAATTGATTGAGTGGCCAGGCGTAATTAAACGCCTAGCCTTCGTTGACTTGAGATTAAGCAGTTTTGATTTCGCAAGCTGACTCTGGTCTAACTATTCCAGACCCAAGCGCCATTTTGCCAACCATTAACGTACCTTGTCTTCTGATGTCGTATTCAGACTCCATAGACAAATCCATTAATTTAACTGTTCCAATCGCTGATTTATGAAACACAGTTGCTACAGTTGTTGATGCGTTTACATTGTATGTATTATTAGCACCAGAAACCGCAGTTGAGTTATCAGCATAAGCTGTAACTGCTGTGTTTGATTTAATGATGTTGATACCTGCTACTTTAATAACTGTACCATCAGAGTAAACACCATTGTTTCCTCCAAAGTCTCTGTTCAAGATTTTATCATTTTGAACAATGTTATAAAAAGTTTGAGGTGTCACAACACAATATCTATCCATAGAAGGTACATCCTTCTCGTCTAGTTTTTGTGCACAGTAGAAAATACTCTCGATTAAAGACGAAGTGTTTGAGTTTGCGTCTGCATCGATGTGTGATAATCCACCTTGTCCACCAGTGATTGTTGATGATGCTCTTGCACCTAACACTGCTAATTGAAGTAGGTTTTTGTCTACTGTATTAGCTAATGCTCTACCCATTTCAGAAGTATAAATACTTCTTACATCGTAGTGGTTTTTTGCTTCATCAATGTTAGCAATAAACGCAGATGAAACCAAAAGGTCATCTATGTTAATTGTCTTTTCACTGTGATTGATTGACGAGCCGACTATCTCATTTCCTGGAGTATGATAGCTAGCTGAAGTTGTTCCAATTACTGGAAACTGTGCTGACTTTCCTGAAGAGATTGTTCTTACTTGAGTCATCCCAAGCATTTTGTTTTCTCTCATAAAAGTAGCTAAAACTTCACCGCTCCATACTTTTAAGAAAAGAGCCGATTTATCTGCACCGCCATTGTCTGCGCCAAGTCTTGACGCTACTGCGTTTGCCATATTATTTCTCCTTTTTTATATGGTTGATTGTTTTAGCCCTGCACATACTTCAAAGAGTTATCTTCTAAATTTTACTCGCAAGTAAAATTACGAAGGCAATTTTTATCTTTGTGTAGGTCACCCCTCTTTACGAAGAGTGGGTTAATAGTCCGCCACCTATTTCAGTTAGATTATTTTCTCTATCTAAAAATTTGTATTCAACTGTAGTTAAATGAAAATCTTTAATTAATTTATTACAAATAACTTCAGCATCAAATTCACCACAAGAGTAAATATCAATTTGCATTAATGCTGGTTGAACCTCATCCCAACAGTGGATTGCGATATGTGAAGTTTCAATAATACACATAGCAGTTAGACCACGATTTCCTTTCATATTACAATAAATTGCAATAGG